GCCCTGGAATATGCGCTACCAGGGAAGACCAGTCCTGGGAGTGCTGTGCACCGTATTTGGATCCCACGGAAACCCTTACCACTACAGGCATTTTTATGATATTTCCACTCATGGCCTGCCATTTGGGAAGCTGGTTGAAGACCTCATCGCCCGAACGGCCGAGAAAATCGCAATACATGATCTCCGGAACCACCCGTCCGCCGCACATTCCGTACCCGATAGCCGTTCCGATGATTGCACCTTCCGAGATGGGGGAGTTAAACAGGCGGTGATAGGGCAGGGCCTCTGTCAGTCCACGGTAAACGGCAAATGCTCCACCCCAGTCACGGTTTTCTTCACCATATGCAATCAGGGTAGGATCCTTATAGAAACGGTCAACCATGGCCTCAAAAAGCCCGTCCCTGTACTGGTACTGCTTCAGGGCGGAAAACGGTTTGCCATCTGCATCAAAGGCGTAACGCTCTTTTTTGGAGATCTGCTTGACCCGGGAATTTTCTTCCATGGGGTGGTTGACTTCGGGAGTGCGGTCTTCCATTTTATCTACGGAACCGTTTGAGAACATCATCTCACCAATGAGTTCGTTCGATTTTACAAGGTCCATTCGGGGTGAAACAGAATCATCCGTAGATAGTTTTGTCGCCCAGAGAACAAGGTTTTCGGCATCCTTCTTGATCTTATTCAAATCTGTCCGGCTCGCCAGTTCGGCATTCATGAGTTCTTCACCGTATGTGACTATGGAATCGATCTTCTGCCATTATTCTTCTTCCTCTTCTTCTTTAGGTTTTTCTTTTTCTTCTACCATTTTGATTATTAAGCTAAGTCTACCGATCTAGGCATTAATTCATATAAAAATCTTGCTCCACTTGCAGCAGTTTGTAAACATGTTCCTACAATTTGTTCAGAATTAACGTCAGCATCTACTAACCTATTTACTGGGCTTGTACTTGCGTCCATTTGTATCGCTTCTCCTACTGTTACACCTGCAACTCCCGCTGTAGCTCTAAAGATTCCACCTCTATAAAGAGATACGCTGGCACTTGCTTCCGCCGCAGTGACTTCGGTATGAACAACACCTGCACAAGGGTCTCCATCAGCTGATCCAACTATTGCAGTCATAGGGTCTGTTAGTTTTAGAATTGCTCCTTGTTCCATTGCCCCACCAGTAGCTTTAGTAAAATTAATAGGTAAATGTGTCTCAACAACTAATTCGTGTTCGTCAGCCATGCACTAAGGTAACCTTAGTTCTTATTTAAATCTTTGTGAAATCAGCGTTTTATCTTAGTTTCACAAAATTTAAGAAATTCCTTTTGAACCTTAAGAGTTAGCTCTTTTTGTTTGATGTTTGCCCTACAACCCTTTATGAATTTTTGATGAACTTCCCTAGCTGACATCTTTAATTCTTCTTTAGATTTCGCAATAGAACCTTTGATTTGTTTGATGTAGTCTTTGCCTTCTTCTGCCTGATGCCACCAAATAGCTTCTTCTTCACTATCTGCCATAAGTGTACCTTTTCCTAAATCAGTTACCAAATTCAGTCTTTCCTTCGGACATTTCTTTATTTATTCTCGCTCTGTATTCTTTAGGATTTTCTTCTTTACTTGTATCTTTTTGTCCTCCAGCTTCAGCTCTACCGCCAAGTTCTCTTTTAGCCATTATTGCTTCTTCTCTGTCTAAAAGTTCTTCTCGCTTTGTATTTGCAGCTTCCATTTTTTCTCGTTCTTCTCTTGCTCTTTCAATGATCGGAGTTGTTTCATACTTATCCCCGTTCTCTTTAGCTCCAATTGAATCTTCTTTTCCCACTTCCTCAACTTCTTGTTTATTTTCTTCATTCATTATAATCTACCCCCTTTCAGATTAATCCTAACCATAAAAGTCCATATTTAACTCCTTCAATAGCATAAGGACCAGTATAAACTACAACAAGATACCACATTAAATATTCAAGTCTAGTTAACCTTTTTTCAAAACTATTATTCATTTCCCACTCCCTTCAGTTGTATCTGCTTTGTCACTTGCTTTAACATTATCTCCGTCTTTCTTTTCATCTCTAATTAAATCAGCTTCTATAGGAGTTGGGAATTCTAGTTTTATATCCAGTCCTAATTGAGATTTGAAATTCTCCATAATGAATTGTTGATCGTCTCTAACGCTTTGTTCAAATCCTAAGAATAGAATTTTAGCACTTGCTTCTACAGTTTGTTTAGCAGAACCTACTACAACATCTGGAGTGTTTGTTGCTTGATAAAAGTAATCAGTTAAATCTCTAATCCATGGTAAAGGGTCTAAAGTTGAGAATTGAGGTACAGACATTCTTTCAGCCGAAGCTGCTCCCATCGGGATATAAATGTTTTCTCCTAAATTAACTGTTTTATCTGCTTTTGCTTGGAATGCTGCAATCTTTGTAGTGTCATCTGTATCTAGTTGCCATATCCAAAGAGGTTTAACATATCTATGGAAAACTGTTTTTAGATCAGACATTGCTTCATTTCTCATTAAGATGATATTTTCTATTGCTGTTATAATTCCAGTCCCATGAATTTCATCTGCGAATCTATTTTTAGGTAAGTGAAATATTTGATCTACCCTGAATGTTATATTAGGTCTATCTTCACCTTTTGTGCTTTGTTCGTATCCTTGTAGCATTCCAAATTCATCTGTTACTATTCCTGTTACAAAAGGATCCATGGGTTTTAGATTTATTAGATTGCTTCCATCGGGTTTTATAGGTTTGTTTTCTTTTGTTATTATTTCCCAGAAAGAATCTCCTCCTACATAATATACTTTAACTCCATTTTGAATTAGAGTATTTATTGTGTCTTTACCAAATCCTTTTATTTTTTCAAGTATTTTCATTGTTTTCTTATCTGCAGTTAATCCTTTTCCTATAACCCATTTAGATTTAGTATCTATTGTAGATTTTAATTCTGGGATATTTTTGTAGTACCATAAGTAAGTATTAAATTTAGTGTTAAACCAAGGTTCATTTCTTCCACTGTCAGTTGTTTCACTAGATCCTGAGAAGTCTTTGACTATATTAGTCATATCTCCTACGGTTGAACTTGCTATATCTTGTGCTACCATTTTAAATTGTGTATGTTATTCTTGCTCCGAAAATCTCATCGTTAGTATCTAATGTTGAAGTTGAGAAAAAATATCCATGTGTAGAATTATTTATTGTCGCGTTTGTAATTGTTGTTTGTGCTGTGTTGAATGCTGTTTGTGCTGATAAGTTAGAAGCAGTTCCATTTTGGGAGTATCTGCCTAAAGATATTGTTTCAGCTTCTGCTGCTGCATTTCCAAATCCTATAACTTCTGTTACTATAGCACCATTTGGTAAAAATACTGGTGCTACAAGGAATTGTGAAGTTCCACCATTAACACATTTTCCTTCTTCATAATCTGCTACCTGTGTTGCAGGTGCTGATGTTTTAAAGTTGGAACCTGTGCAGCTCCAAAAAGATGTTCCTGTTGTTGCTATAGCCGTTTCTCTTACATCTCCTTGTCCGAAAAGTTCTTTATTGTTTGGTATGTCTAAAGCCATTTTATACTGATTGGAAGTCCTGAACTGAACTATCATTTAATATTTTTTCAATTTGTTGCATTCTGTAGATATGGCAAGTCATCATATCCTCTGCTTCAATAAGACTTGTATATCCTGCTGTATTGTAAGCTATTAGTTGAGTTCCTGCAAATCTTGCAGCCCACTCTGTGAATAAGAATTTTATGTTTGCTGTGAGTCCTGCCCATCCTCCTATTAAGTCAAGTTTTACTAAGCTGCTGAGATAACCTGCCGCGTAATCGTGTAGAAATTGATGATTCGCAGTAACATCTCCTGCAGCATCTACATTTTCTCCTGCCATAAATTGCATTTCTGCTACAGTTACTATTGTGAATGCCATGATTTTTTTAGTAGATGTAGATATTTAAACTTTTATCTTTCTCTGCTTCCCATACAGCTCTGATTATTCCTTCTGTTATATGAGAATAAGAACCGAATATTTTTTCATCTTCATGTTGGATTGATTCTAGTGATAATTTAACTTCATCATCATCTAAAAGTTTTATTTTATTATTTTCCATTAATGATAATAAATTCATATACATGTCTTCTTTTAAGATTTTTTTCGATTTTTTCCCGTCAAAAGTTGTTTTTCTGCTTGAATTGTTTAAAGCATCTGTTATTCTTTTTGTTGTTTCTTCTTGCATTAATTCAGAATAGACTCCGAATCCTATCCCTCCATCATCAACACCGATTTTTCTATAATTGTAAGATCTGTTTAGTTGGATTATTCTTTTTGTTGTGTCTGTTGTAAAATTTCTCTTTTCTATGATATTTTCAGTTTGTTCGATAAATCCATTTGTGAATTTCTCAACTCCTTCAAAAGTACAATCATCTTTACCAAATCCTCCAATATCTACTCCTAGATAGTGCTTTGTATTTCTGTTTATAGTCTCTTTTCTCTTTAATACACATATTTTTTTTAGTAAATTATCGTCAAATAGTCTTTTTAATTCATCTGTGAATACTGCCATATATTCTTGGGCATAGGCGAGTTTTGACAATCTTTCTTTACATGTAGCTAAGAATTTTTTACTATGTCTTGGGCATTCATCCGCATTTATGTAATATTTTTTGAATTTTGGGTCTTTTGAGCATTTATAGAAAAATTTCTCTGTTCCATCTTTGTGTAGTTTTCCATTAGGTGTTGAAGCTATATCCATGCTCCCTCCAATTACAGATAACATTGGCATAGTTGCTATGAAGTATTCCTCACTCATTCTTGAACCTTCATCTGGCATAAGTTTCTTAATTGTGAATCCTCTTAGTCCTTCTCCAGTTTCTCCTGCAGCATGACATAGGATTCCAGTTCCGTTTTTGAACATTATTCTGTGCTTTGTGGGTTTATCTTCTTTGTTTTTTTTGATTAATTTAGAATATTTTTCTTGTGCATAAACCATAGCCTTTGCCAACATGTGATAAGCTTGTTTTTCTGTAATTGAGTTTATTAGGACAAATTCTCCTTTTTTGTAGTGATTAATGCAAAGTTCTACTGCTCTAATACTCATAGCTGTTGTTTTCCCATCTTGACGGCAAGTTAATAGAAAATTATCTTGATTTGGGTCTGGGTCAAAACAGTATTCTTTTTGCCAGGGATCAAGAGTTAGCCAGGGTCTATTTAAATCATATTCCATATAATATTTTAAGAATCTAGCATTTTTAAAATTTTTGTGCGGGAGATCCATAAGCATGTCTTTAAAGAATTCAAGAATCGCATATTTACTTTTTGATATTAAAATATGCATATATACCCTGATTTATACTAGTGGTTGTGTTATCGGAGAGGGGCCCCAATATCAACGTTGTTTCTCTTTCCTTTCCCCGCGACCAGATGGAGCGGGTATCCTGTCACGAGGAATGTCCCGAGTGACTTCGATTGCATTTAATTACAATACATAAATTCAATAAAGCATAATTCTGCTAAAGAAACGGAATTATATTTATGTAATTTGTTGTATTGTATCTTCTTATAATTCTTATAAATTTAAGGGAAATAAGGTCTTGGTTTCCTTGTTGCCCACCACACGAGTAGGGCTAAAAGCACTACTCCAACTATAGCTGCTATTTTTTCCATTCTGTTTCTCCGTTGTGTATTTATTTATACCATTCTAAATAAATACTCAACATTATTCTCCAAGAAATACTTAAAAGTTTATGTATTCCCCAACTAAACTTATTGGGTATTTCTTGTTCCCCTTCCCCGATCCCTGGTCCAAGGGTTCCTGGTCCCGATTGAACTAATAGGGAAGACTTACTGAGTGCTACTTACTAAACTAAAAGCGTAGCAATAGTTATGTATTAACTATTAGATTCCCTTCCCCAGCGGAAGCTATCACCGCTGGGTTCCCCTCCCCAAATTGCTAAAAGTGCATACAATAGCTATTGTATGCTGTATTCTTTTAGTAATTTTAGTATTTTTTGGTTTTCAAAGAAACGTTTGAAAACTTCGTACAACTTGATTGTGCGAACTTCTATTCGTAAGCACAAAATCAATAAAGATGATTTCGTAAGAAATTAGATTTATGTATTTTGATGTTTAATTCAAAAACATTATTGAGACAATAGAATAAATTTGGCTTGTGGCAATCAAGCCAAGAAACTAGACTTATTAGTTTTATGGGTATTTTGAATTAATGGTATGTTTTCTGTTAATTGAAGCATGTATTTTAAGAGTAGTTACAAGAGCTTAAATAACACTAAAGAGAAGACTGTGTATAGTCTTGTAATCCTAGTGGGTAAATGGTTAACCTGACAAGAGAGAGATA